CATCCCCATCAAGACCGTGACCGGCCTCAACGCACGCGAGCACTGGCGCGTCAGAGCAAAGCGCGTGAAAGCAGAACGCCACACAACCGCAAGCATCGTGCAACCGTTCTGGACGCCCTGCATCGTCCGAATGGTCCGCCTGTCTCCCGCCCTGTGCGACGACGACAACCTGCAAGGCGCGTGCAAGGCCATCCGCGACGAAATCGCCCGCATCTGCGGAGTCGATGACGGACCCACCGGCCCGATTCAATGGGTCTACGCCCAAGAGAAGTGCAAGCGCGGCCAATTCGGCGTGCGTGTTGAGTTTCTGGCTATCTGAAAGGACGACATGAGCATTGACTTCAACATCATCAAGCCCGAGCACGAAGACATTCACAAGCGTCTTGAGAACTGGGCCAAGTGGTGCAAGGGCTCCAACTCCGGCAACGTCCACCCGATGTTCAGGCAGTACCGAAATGGCTATTTCGAGGCATCGCCCGCCCGGAGCTACTCCGACACGGTGGACGCTGTCGCCGTTCAGAAGGTCATGAAGGACATCCCCGAGCCCCAGCGGATCGCCCTGCAATGGTTCTACGTCCGGCCAGGTAGCCCCATGCGGGTGTGCTTCGCCTTGGGGGTGAACAAAGCCGACTTGCTGGAGCTGATCCACCAGGGGCGGACGATGATGAAGAACGTGGCGAAGGTTAGGGAGGCGGCATGAACACGGCGAACGTTTGGGTCACCCCCTACGGGCGCCACAACATCCCTGGGGCCATCATTTGGCTCGCAGAGCAGGCGGAGAAGAAATCCACCGGGCGAACAAACGTGCAGATGTGGGCTGAATCGTGCGTGATGGCTCCAGCTTTCTTTCGCTCTGCTTACTTCAAGGTCATTGAGGAGTGGGGCAAGTGGCGGGAAGCGCAGGATGAGGTGGCATACAAAAACCGCTTGACTGTACAAAACGACAGTGCTATAAAAGCGTAACGTGAGCGTTGGCACAAGGCGTTGGCATCCGATTGGAGGATGCCGCGACCTCGCCAGAAGCCACGACAAGCCCTGCATGGTTCGCCCAGCGGGGCTTTTTCGTTTCGCCGGGCCTATCCAACCGCGCATCACTCGCACCCCAACAGTGGATCAGCGCCCGGCACCCCATCAGCGAGCTGACTGAGCTTCATCAGCAGCACACCCCGACGCACAGGGAAGCCCCGGATGCTCCTTCCGGATCAGGCGGCGGGCGGGGTCTTCATCGGCGAACAACCCTAGAGGATTCGCAATCATGGCAAAAGGCGACGCAGCCGCAGCACTAGACGCATACGGCATCGACAAGGTGTGTGAACACCTGATGGCCGGAGACAGCCAAAGCCACATCGCAGAACAGGTCGGCGTCGGATTGGCTTCGCTGATTCGTTGGATCGCGGCAGATGTGGAGCGTTCCGCGCGCGCACGCGAGGCCCGGATTGCAGCGGCCCGCCAGTTTGACGAGAAAGCCGAGTTTGAGTTGAGGGCGGCGTCTGACCCGTTCACGCTTGCGAAGGCGCGTGAGCTGGCGCAGCACTACCGCTGGAAGGCGTCGAAGGCCAGCCCGAAAGAGTACGGCGACAAGATCGAGATTGACCAGAAAACGACTTTGGTCGATTTGACAGACGAGCAACTTGATGCACGACTTGCCCAACTCATTGCAGCGGGCGGATAAGTTCCAGTTGTTGGCGCTGCTGGAAGAGAAGGCCAGGCGCAAGACGGAAAACAAGCTGCGGGACTACCGGGCTTACGCCAAACAGCAGGAGTTCCACGCCAACGGGCGTTTGTTCCGTGAGCGGCTGCTGATGGCTGGCAACCAGCTTGGCAAGACTTGGAGCGCAGGTTTTGAGACGGCTATGCACCTCACGGGGCGTTACCCGGACTGGTGGCAGGGGCGCACGTTCGACAAGGCTGTGGCCGGTTGGGCTGCTGGCGTGACAAGTGAAGTCACCCGCGACTCAGTGCAGCGCGTCTTGTGTGGTCGCATCAACGCCATTGGAACGGGAGCGATCCCCAAGGACGCGATCAAAGACAAGTCGATGAAGCGCGGCGTTGCTGACGCAATCGACACGATGGTTATTCGCTGGGGTGGTGGTGGTGATGTTCAGGCGGGTGAAAGCCTGCTGGGCTACAAAAGCTACGACCAAGGGCGCGAGAAGTTCCAGGCTGAAACGCTGGATTTTGTGTGGCTGGATGAAGAACCAGACGCAGACATCTACACCGAGTCGCTGACCCGGACGAACGCAACGAACGGCATCGTTTACATGACGTTCACGCCCCTCAAGGGCATGAGTGATGTGGTCAAGCGGTTCCGGATGGAAAAAGCGCCAGGCTCGATGGTCACAACCATGACGATTGAGGATGCCGAGCACTACACGCCGGAGCAGCGGGCCGCGATCATCGCAAGTTACCCAGCTCATGAGCGTGAGGCGCGAACGAAGGGCATCCCGACACTAGGGAGCGGGCGCATTTACCCGATTGCAGAAGAACTCATCAAGGTTGACGCCTTTGAGATTCCGTCTCATTGGGTGCAGATCGCAGGCATCGACTTTGGTTGGGATCACCCGAGCGCAGCGGCGAGGCTGGCATGGGATCGTGATGCAGACATCGTCTATGTGATCGCTTGTCACCGGCAGAAAGAGCAGACGCCCGTGATGTTCGCGGCGACTGTGAAGCCGTGGGGCGATTGGTTGCCGTGGGCGTGGCCTCATGACGGCTTGCAGCACGACAAAGGATCAGGCGAGGCGCTGCGCGACCAGTACGCAGCGCAGGGCTTGAACATGCTCAAGGACAGGGCCACACACCCGCCGACCGATGGCGAGCCTGAGGGCTCAGGCGGCAACGGTGTTGAAGCTGGCGTGCTTGATCTGCTTGACCGGATGCAGTCGGGCCGGTTCAAGGTGTTCAGTCACTTGAACGACTGGTTTGAAGAGTTCCGCATGTACCACCGCAAGGACGGGAAGATCGTCAAGCTGGACGACGACATCATGTCCGCGACCCGTTACGCAAACATGATGAAGCGGTTTGCGGTGCCTAACCGGCGCGTCAAAGGCGCTCCCATCAAGTACCCGAAACGGAGCTTTGCGTGAGCGTTGAACAAATCCTGACCGCGCTGCGTTTGGTTGCGATGGGTCGCCCGAACCACCCGGATGTGGTGGCTTTGGCTGAGTACCTGGCAAAGCCTGCCGAAGACGAGCAAGACAAGCCCAAACGCGGGCGCAAGCCGAAAGCTGACCAATGAAGATGGACGATGACACCCTGCTGAACTTGCTGCAAAGCGAGGAAGAGCAGGCGGGCGATTACGTCTGGGGTGAGCTGGCCGAATCCCGTGAGAAGGCCATGCGCGAGTACCAGCGCCTGCCCTACGGTGACGAGGAAGACGGGCGCTCAGGCTTTGTCACGTCTGACGTTCTCGATACGGTCGAGTGGGTTCGTCCTGCCTTGCTCAAAATCTTCGTGGGTGGCGATGAGGCTGTGTCATTTGAGCCGACCGGCCCGGAGGATGTGGAAGGCGCAGAGCAAGCGACTCAGGCCGTAAATTACGTCTTCTTCAAGCAGAACAACGGCTTCCTGATCTCCTACACCGCGATCACCGATGCCTTGATGCTCAAGAACTGCGCCGTGATGTGGCGTTGGCGAGAGACGCAGAAGACCGAAACGACGCGATACAAGGGCCTCACAGACGAGGCCCTGGTTTTTCGTATGCAGGAGTTGGCCGAGGGCAAGCCGGAGATTGTCGAGGCGTCCACTGAGGTTGTGGTGGATGAGTACGGCCAGCCCGCCAACGTCCATGAGGTGAAGATCAAGACCACGCGCAAGCATGGCCGCGTGCAGATCGATGCCTTCCCGCCTGAAGAGTTGCTTGTGCAGCGCAACTGGACTTCACCCCTGCTGGAAGAGTGCCCGTATGTGTGCCGGATGATGCGCGTGACGCTCTCCGACTTGCGCGAGATGGGCTATGACGTTGAGCCGGGTGATCTGGTCAACGGCGACCGCATCGACATGAGCGCCGACCGCGACTTGCGCGATGCCGACTCTCAGGACTGGACCGGGCGGGCTGTTGAGACGCCCTCAGAAGACGAGAGCCGCACCGAGGGGTGGATGCGCATCGAGTTCGTGCTGTGCGACCGCGATGGTGACGGCATCTCCGAGCGCCTGATGGTCACGCGCCTGGCTAACAAGATTCTGTCGGTCGATGAGTGCACGCATGTGCCCATTGCGACGGCTTCGCCAATCCTGCGCTCGCATCGCTGGGACGGTCACAGCCTGGCTGAGTTGGTGTCTGACCTCCAGCGCCTGCACACGGTCATCACCCGCCAGATGCTCGACTCGCTGTATCAGTCCACCACGCCCCGTAAGCGTGTGCTGGTTGATTCGACGGGCGCACCGCAGGCCAACATCGATGACTTGCTGGACCCGCGTCACGGCGGCATTGAGCGGGTGAACTCCATCGACGCTGTGACCGACATCCAAACGCAATGGGTTGGGGCTCAAGCCTTCCCCATGCTGGAGTACGTTGACCGCGTCCGCATGAACCGCTCGGGCGTCAACTACCTGTCCTCCGGCTTGGATGCCAATTCGATCAACAAGACGGCGACGGGCTCGCAGATTCAAGACGGGCGCATGCAGGAGCGCACCGAGCTGGTCGCCCGCGTCCTGGCTGAGACGCTGTT